TGTCCTGGTTCAGGAAGACCTCAGCGTACAGGCGCCACCAGGTCTGGAAGTGCTTGTCGATGCGCTGGCCACCGATGGTCAGCTCCACTGCTGCGATGGCGCGCTCGGCGATCCAGTTGGAATCGTATGCACTGTTGTTGGAGGTCAGGTTAGCGGTCACGGACGAGCCCAGCACAGTCAGTGCGGGTGCCATTGCCAGGTGCATGTTGCCGACCAGATCGCCGTTGCGGGCAATGGTCACGGACACGCGGCCGCCGTTTGATGGGGTACCGTTCACAGTCTGCTGGATGAGCTCCATTGCAAAGTTGGTGTGGCGCTTGTACACTGCCTGGAAGAAGGTAACCTTGGGGTTACCGGTCAGGTAGACGTCCTGGGCGCCATAAGCTACGAGCTGCATAAGTCCTCCGGCCATTTTACAATACCCCAAGAAAATAATATGGATCAACCATCCCGCAGCGCGCCTCCTGAGTCCCCGAATTTTCCAAGCACACAGTAAATGTCTCGCCCCCAGCACGATGATGATGAGTTCGATGATGAAATGATGCCCATGGAGTTTGATCTGGCCGAGGCCCTCGGTGGCCTGCTGACAAATGATGATGGCAACAATCTGGCTGGTATTCTGACGGAGATCAATACATCAGTCAAGGATGTGGTCCACCAGCTGGAGATGCACAACAAGATTATGGTCAAGCTCCTCACCGCCCTGACACCAAAGCCTCCCCAGGGAATTCAAGCCCCAGCATAGACACAGGACAAAGCCCAACAAGAAACCCACTCAAAAGCATACATGTTTTTGACTAGGTTTAAAAAATAAAACTGCTCCAAATACAATGAACACGATCGAGAAGGATTCGACACCCGAGAAGGCTCGCGAGATCCGTCTCGAGGTTCACAAGTCTGAGATCAACCTTCTTACAAAGGATGATATTGAGGTTTTCCTGAGTCAACTGGAAGAGAAGGACCTCTGTTACAAGCAAGAAGCGGTGACACTTCGCATCGCATTTCAAATCTATTTCCACGATTCTGAGCTTGGTCCTAATGGGCCTCACCAGATTGACATTGGCCGGGTTGCTGAGCAATGTGGTATGAAGAAGCGTCTTCTGAACGAGCTCAAGTTTCGGGCTCGGGCTCTGGAGGTGGCTTACTGCCCATCTGTGGATTTCGAAGGTCATGAGTTTACCATCATGCAGCGCATTGAGCGCATCATCCAGATGTACAGCGACTCGTATGAGCTGATTCTGTATCACACCCGAATCATGGAGCGGCTCAACTCCCCGTACAGCGTCCCGATCCCTCTCGATCACGATGGATCGATCTTCCGGTATTCGTCAGTTGATGCACCGGCTGAAGGTGACAAGGAGAAGGATCTGACCCCGTGGCAGCAGCTTCTTCTGTATCTTCTGCACGAAGCCTACCTGAGCAAGTACAAGCGCTACAAGGATCAGTGCTTTCGTGAGATTAAGACATTGGACGGCAAGTCGACTCGCGCCTGGGAGCCAGTTATGGAGATTTCAGACTTTGTCTACACCAAGACTCAAAAGGAGTGCAAGTATGACATGTGGCGCAACCTGACGAGCAAGGGTGGCTGCGCCAAGGATACCATCAACTACCTCGGGACGTGTATGGATATCCAGTTTCCAGATATCAAAAAGAATCGTAGTGTGTGGTCTTTCCGGAACGGCATCTACATCGGCAAGTTCTGGGACGCTGAAAAGAAGCTATACACACCCAAGTTTTACGAGTACGACTCCGACGAGTTTGACCGTCTCGATCCCACCATTGTCAGCTGCAAGTACTTTGACCAGTACTTTGACGAGCAGAAGCAGGATCAGGACTGGTACAACATCCCAACCCCTCACATGCAGTCGGTTATGGATTATCAGAAGTTTCCTGAAGAGGTGGCTCGCTGGCTGTACGTGTTTTGCGGTCGCCTCTGCTTTGACGTCAGTGATATGGACAGCTGGCAGATTATCCCCTTCCTCAAGGGTATCGCAGGAACTGGTAAGTCTACAATCATCACCAAGGTTTGCAAAAAGTTTTACGAGTCTGACGATGTCCGGACACTTTCAAACAACATCGAAAAGAAGTTTGGACTTGAGAGCATCAAGGATGGCTTCATGTTTATCGCCCCCGAGATTAAGGGTGATATCCAGCTCGAGCAGGCGGAGTTTCAGTCGCTCGTGTCTGGTGAGGACATCTCGGTTGCGCGCAAGTTCAAGACTGCGCAGAGCGTGACTTGGAAGGTGCCAGGCATCTTTGGCGGTAATGAGATGCCAGGCTGGAAGGACAACTCTGGCAGTATCCTTCGCCGTCTCCTTGTATGGAACTTTGGCCGCCAGGTGGTGGCTGCTGACCCTACCCTCGACATGAAGCTCGATTCTGAGCTCCCTCTCATTCTTCAAAAGTGCGTCAGGGCGTACATCGAGTATGCTCAAAAGTACAAGTCGGTCGACATCTGGAATGCAGTCCCTGACTACTTCAAGACGATCCGGCAGCAGGTGGCGATGGTTACCAACGTGCTGCAGAACTTCCTCAACTCGGAGAAGCTCAAGTTTGGGCCGGACCTCTTCTGCCCTCAGAAGCTCTTCATTTATTCGTTCAACCAGCACTGTCAGGAGAACAACCTTGGCCGGCACAAGTTCAACCCCGACTTTTACGCTGGCCCATTCAGCTCGAAGGACCTCGAGGTGCGGACCGAGTCCAAGACGTACAACGGGCGCGCTTATATCTCCCAACCCTTCATCTATGGGGTTGATGTGCACCAAGAGGGCGCGAACCTAGAATTTTCTGAGGACTACTAGTAGATGAATGACATCGAGCGGTTGCTCGGTAGAAAATTGCCCAAGATAACAGGTGATGTTTTTCTCCCTGAGAATGACTCGGGTCTAACATTGCGCCAGCTAGCTCTTATGCGAAAAGTGGTTGGAAAACGTAAGGAATTCAAAAAAGCTCGTAACGTACGGCGAGGAAGAGCATACAAGCTTTCCCAACTCAAGTTTATGCTCTTCAACGCAACTGCATCTACAGACTCTGTTGACGTTGTGCAACTTTTCAATGAGCTCACAACATCTAAACCACCAGGATTCATATCCGCAAGTTTAAAGGGGGGTCAATTCAAGGAGCTCGCCAGAATCAACTCAAAGAGTGTCATCCCTATGAAGAGTACCGGGTACCGACCCAACCAGATTATGATCACTTTTGATCTGGGTGGCAAGCGTAATATTGTCAACATTTTTTCGAATGGATCCCTGAGACTCTCTGGCGCCTCTGATATAGATGATGTTGTCAAGTATACCGAGCGTCTGGTTGGCGAGGTGGAGAATGTGATCATATCCAACACTTCAGGTCAGTTGAGAATCGACAAGAATATAAGCCTGGATGCTCTGCAACGTTACTTTCCTAAGGAGTTGCTCGGGCGAAGTGGTGGTACTATATACTACGAGAAGGAGACTGGTATCAGAACATTGGGTCTTTCTTACAAGTATTCACCCAAGTACACCCGTATGGTTGAAAACAAGAGTGTATTACAGCCATCCAAGGTGCCAGTCGAGCAGGCTGTAACAGAGGCTATATTCGGAAGGACCGTTCCTATGAAGGAGGAGGAGTACAGAGAAAAGTTCTTTGTCATTACATTCTACCGAACTGGAGCTATACAGTTCAGAGGCAAGGTGGCTGATGCTGGCTCGATGATTAGCTTCATCAAGGGTATCCTCGATGCTGTCCAGGACTATGCACTCGTTGTACCTCTTGTAGATGAAAAGCCAGCAGGCCCCAAGGCTGAGCCAACCTACACAACTCGTTCACGGAACCCCCCCAACCCACCCGACTCTTTTGAGGGTGCTTGCGCACCAGGCTACTACTGCAGACCCAACGCACAGGGGTTTCCATCGTGCTACAAGGTTCCAGAGATTAATGCTTCGTCTCGGCGGACGGTCGCTGAAGCCTACCGGTCAGCAGGGGTGCCGATACCAGACAAAGTGAAGGCTCTATTTGGTATCATCGGTCCCAATTCAGTCAACTACGGGGTCAAGTTGACTCTGGAGAAGCAAAAGTTTAGAAATCGCGAGATTGAGGTGCTGAAGATTGGTGGGCGTCAGTGCTTCAGGATGTCAGAGGATCAGCTCGAGAGTGTAGCTCGACGGCTCGAGATTCCTGGCATACGAAAGGGGATGGGGGTTGCTAAGATGTGCGAGAGACTCAAGAGGGAGGCGGAGCTTCAGGATACGCGACAGAATGCAGCCAACTTCACAGTTGATGGACAAAAGTATTACATAATGGGTAATTCTATTAAAGGTGCAACACGGAAAAACGGCAAGCCCAACCCCTCGCGCAAGTGCGCAACCCTGCCAGTTGAAGTATTGAAGAAATATGCACGAGCTTTCGGAATAGACCCAGAGGGCAAGTCGAGACCAAAGATTTGCGCAGAGATGGCTGCAAAGAAGGTTGCAACTCCACAAAAAGCACGCGTAGCCTTTGCACCCGTAGCTCCACCAGTAAAGGCTCCAGTTGTACGTGGACCGACCCGCAAGGAGAGCACAGACGAGAAATCGCGCCAGCATTTTATCAAGTCGATGGGTAATGTACCATTCACAGCTGAAAACATCCAGCGGTACGTAA